GTCCGTCACCCCGTGCTCAAAGCGCCGCCCGGTGAGATGCGGCACACAGCGGAACTTGTGAATCGCCCCCCGGCAGACCAGCCACCACGGCAAATCACTCTGCACCTGCAGCCGCCGGTCGGCCTCACTCAGCCAGGGCAGACCACCGGGGTGACTGTGGACCAGCGCCACAATCTCACCCTGCATTTTGGCCTGCAGCCAGTCCTCCGGCGACATCCGGAAATAATCCTCCGGTTCACCGGAGATATTCACGCAGGGAAAATATCTTTCCTCCTCCGGCGTTCTCACCACGAAGCCGCACGACTCCGCTGGCGCACATCGCCGGGCGTGCGCCAGAATCGCTGATTCTGTCTCTGTCATGGGATTTACTGCGAAAGTTTGTTAATGGAAAGGAAGCCGCCAAAGTTGCCGACGTTATTGCGAAACTTACAGCCACTCAGGCATTTGCTGCATTTATCCTTCGTGATATCGGACGTCGGCTGGTCATATTCATCCGCGACCGCCGGACCGTGATAACCGCACTCATCGCCGCGATAGGTCCAGGTGCAGGTGTTGGCCAGCATGATTCGTCCCGGAAAAACAGCGCCGTCCGTTTCCGTCGGCGTGGACAGTACAAAAGAGGCACTGACCGCGCTCAGTTCGCTGCACTGCTCGATGCGCCAGCGGCTGATCACCTCCTGCTCCGGATCGGCATCGCTGTTTCCGTTGACGAAGTTCACCGCATCCAGAAAACGGGCGTAAACCTTACGCCGGACCACCGTTCCGCCGACCAGACTCTGCAGATCTTCCGCCATCCCGGTGACCATACCGTACAGGTTAGAAACCGTCAGCGTGGGGCGCGTACTGGTGCCTTTGCCATTCAGTTCAAAACCACTCCCCTGAATGGGATACGGCTGATACTGTCGCCCCTGCCAGGTGACCGGCTCACCTTTTTCGTTCTGCTCATTACAGAAAAAATAACGTTCTCCACCGACCTCTGTCAGGTCGATTTCCCAGAGCACCACGCTGGCCGACTGCTCCGCACGGGTGCATTCATTCAGTGTTTCCTGCCGGATATCCTGCATCAGTTCACCACCTGTTCAAACTCTGCGCTGAACTCAACACGCAGCATACTGACCCGCGACGACCATTTTGCGCAGGTCACCTTTATCTGCCTGTAACCATAAGGCGGCGTCCACAGAAAGGCCTTCCAGCCCCCGTGCTCAGCCAGAAACGACTCCAGCGCCGTGACCTCCTCACGGGAGACAGACAGCGTCACGCTGTACGTTTTCAGGTCGGCATTCAGCCCGGCAGGCGCTCGCTGGGAATAGCCATCACCAAAGCGCACTTTCCTGACGGAAGGGGCCGAAGCCACATCCATACCGGGTTTCACTTTCCAGCGGAAGGTCTTCATCGTCCACCTCCGGAGAACAGACCACCATCGCGCATCTGTGCCTGAATTTCATCACGGGCACCCTTGCGGGCCATGTCATACACTGCCTTCATCATCTGTGGACCTGGCAGACCATTCGTACCGTCGTTCTGAATCACCACGTGATTGTTCTGATTAAAATTAATGCCTTCAGCCCGCCGCATCTGCGCCGGACTTCCGGCACCGCCCACATAACCACCTTCCGCATAGCCCCGCATCAGGCGGTACAGGTTGCCGACACCAATCCGGCTGGTTGCCTCCTTCGTGAAGACAAATTCACCACGATGAACAATCCCCGCTGGCTCATATTTGCCGCCGGTTCCCGTAAATCCTCCGGTCGCAAAATGGAATTTCGCCGCAGCTGCCTGAATGGCTGTACCGCCTGACGCGGATGCGCCGCCACCAACAGCACCGCCAATGGCGCTGCCGATACTCCCGACAATCCCCACCATTGCCTGCTTAAGCAGAATTTCTGTCATCATGGACAGCACGGAACGGGTGAAGCTGCGCCAGTTCTGCTCACTGCCGGTCAGCATCGCCGCCATATTCTGCGCAATACCATCAAAGGTCTGCGTGGCTGCACTTTTAACCTGCAACATACTGTCCGTGGCGCTCTCTTCCCACTCACTCCAGCCGGACTTCAGGCCTGCCATCCAGCTCCCGCGAAGCTGGTTTTCAGCCGCCCAGGTCTTTTTCTGCTCTGACATGACGTTATTCAGCGCCAGCGGATTATCGCCATACTGTTCCTTCAGACGCTGTTCTGTGGCTTCCCTCGCTGCCTGCCGGTCAGTCAGCCCCCGGTTTTTCGCGTCAATGGCGGCCCGTTTTGCCCGTTGCTGCTGTGCGAATTTATCCGCCTGCTGCGCCAGCGCGTTCAGGCGCTCCTGATAGGTGACCTTGTCGCCAAGTGCAGCCAGCTGGCGTTTGTACTCCAGCGTCTCATCTTTATGCGCCAGCAGGGATTTCTCCTGTGCGGACAGCTGGCGACGTTGTGCCGCCTCCTCCAGTACCGCGAACTGACTTTCTGCCTTCCACAAATCCCGGCGCTGCTGGCTGATTTTCTCATTTGCTCCGGCATGCTTCTCCAGCGTCCGGAGTTCAGCCTGAAGCGTCAGCAGGGCAGCATGAGCACTGTCTTCCTGACGATCGCCCGCAGACACCTTCACGCCGGACTGTTTCGGCTTTTTCAGCGTCGCTTCATAATCCTTTTTCGCCGCCGCCATCAGCGTGTTGTAATCTGCCTGCAGGATTTTCCCGTCTTTCAGTGCCTTATTCAGTTCTTCCTGACGGGCGATATATTTCTCCAGCGGCGTCTGCAGGCGTTCGTAAGCCTTCTGCGCCTCTTCGGTATATTTCAGCCGTGACGCTTCGGTATCGCTCTGCTGCTGCGCATTTTTGTCCTGTTGAGTCTGCTGCTCAGCCTTCTTTCGGGCGGCTTCAAGCGCAAGACGGGCCTTTTCACGATCATCCCAGTAACGCGCCCGCGCTTCATCGTTAACAAAATAATCATCCTTGCGCAGATTCCAGATGTCGTCTGCTTTCTTAAACGCAGCCTCTGCCTTAATCAGCATCTCCTGCGCGGTATCAGGACGACCAATATCCAGCACCGCATCCCACATGGATTTGAATGCCCGTGCTGTCCTGTCTGCCCAGGTCTCCAGCGTGCCCATGTTCTCTTTCAGGCGGCGGGTCTGGTCATCAAATCCTTTCGTTGCGGCCTCGTTCGCCGCCTGCAATGCCCCGGCCTCATCGCCGGAACGCTGCAACTGAGCAACATACGCAATCTGCTCCGCCGTCACGTTATGGAACTGACGCGCCATCGCTGTCAGCCCTGACGTCGGGTCTGTGGTCAGCTTCCCGAAGGCTTCAGCGACCTTGTCCACCTCCACGCCGGATGCAGAGGAGAAACGCGCCACACTCTGGCTGATGGACGCAATCTGAGCCTCACCGCTTACCCCCGCCTTAACCAGTGCGCTGAGTGACTCGCTGGTCTGGTTAAACGTCAGCCCTGCCGCCTGCCCGGCTCTGGACAGGACCAGCATGCGATCTGCCGTCAGCCCCGACTGATTGCCGGAAAGGACCAGCGTTTTGTTGAAATCGGACAGGGTTGAGTTGCCCTGATACCAGGCATACGCCAGCGCACCGGTCGCCACCGCCAGCGAGGTGGCCCCGACTATCGGCAGGGTGATCGCACCGGCAAGCCCCCTGAACATGGGGATCATCCCGCCGAAGGAGTCCTTCACCTGACCACCCTGTTGCAGCAGGATCAGCCACGGACTTTGCCCGCCTGCAAGCTGCGTGGCCACGTCAGTGAACTGCGCAGGCAGCATACGCATGGCAGCTTTATACTGCCCGACGGAAATCCCCGCTTTCTGTGCAGCCAGCGCCTGTCGGCTCAGCGACTGTTCAACGACTGCCGCTGTTTTTTTCGCATCACTTTCCGTACCGGAAAAATGACGCCTGACTCTGGCCATCTGCTCGTCAAATCTGGCCGCATCCAGACTTAAATCAACGACCAGATCGCCTACCGGTTCAGCCATACCGGACTCCTCCTGCGATCCCTTCTGATACTGTCATCAGCATTACGTCATCCTCCGTCATGCCCGCCATATCCGGGGAAGCGGGGATAACTTCATTTCCGTCCGGGGCAAAGCGGACGCCTCCGGCAAGCCCTGCCGCTTTCTGCATCAGCACATCATCTTCAGGCTCTTCGTCAGCCTCACGCCGGTTCAGCAGACTGAAATCCAGCGGATGCATATCCGGATCGCTGAAAAACAGGCTGAGCACGGTGTACGTCAGCCCGGAAAAGTGCATATCCAGCAGAACATCATGAAAATAATGGGTACTGTAAAAGCGGTGCCAGTCGGCATACTCTGTGGATGACATCCCGGCAAGCATGGCGCGCCAGTCAGGTCGCCCCATCTCACGCGCCAGTTTCAGGGCAAAACTCAGCTCACCGTCGAACACTTTCCCGCAGAAACAGGCTCTGCAGGCCCGGCGTCCTCTGCCTGTTCAGGGGCATCATTCACCACAAACTCATACATACCGGACAGCCGGTACACCACGTTTTCAGCATGAGAAATTGCCTCTGTAGGCCAGGTGGTAAGCACTTCCTGCTCAATCTGTTTAACGGCTTCATTCATGGAAGGCAGCTTTGTCTTCTGCGGATGGTTATGCCACAGGGACATCGCTACCACAAAAGCACCGGTTCTGATGGCGTCTTCCACAGTAAACTTCCGGTTGCTGTCTGACTCCGCCTGTTCTGCCTGCCGTTTCATCAGGGCGAGATGCTCAATACGCTGCAGGGCTGACAGTTCAGAAAGCGTGACGGTCACGCCGTTATGTTCAAATGATTCGGTTTTCAGGAACATCGCTGACTCTCCGGATTAACTGTCGGTGACAGTGATTTCTGCAACCGCAGCAAGTTCACCATTACCGGATACAACCGGAATGTTGACCTTACCTGCAGCAACGCCTTTCACGGTGATGGTCATACCACTGACCGACACGGTGGCTTTTGTTTTATCCGCTGACACCGCACGGAAGCTCTTGTCAGTTGCGCCCTCCGGCTGGAATGCCACGGTCAGCGTGGTGCTCTGCCCTTTCACCACCGAGGAGCTGGCAGGCGTCACGGTCATACCGGTTGCCGCCGTCACCGTACTGCGATCTTCTGCCATTGACGGACGGCCCACATTGGTGACCTTCACCGTACGGGTGATCACTTCCTTCGCCGTCACCGCCTTACCGATACTGCTGACCCAGCCACGGAACACATCGACCGTGCCGTTCGGGAAGCGGATTTTATAGGCACGGGTATCACCTTCATTAAACCACGCCAGCAGCGCCTGCTGCCCCTGCTCTCCGGGCATCCACGCCAGCGTGAAGCTGGTATCTCCGGCGGATTTCTGCCCCTGCCCGGTCGCGGTCCAGTCCGCATCTTCATCATCGAGATAACTGTCGTCATAGGACTCAGCGGTCAGTTCGCCGGGCGTCAGGTCTTTAACTTTTGCCAGACGCGACCAGTCAACGTCTGAAAGCGGGTTCGCATAAGGGTCGCCGCTCCCGTTATAAACCCACAGGGTGGTTCCGGCACCTTTCACCGGTATTGCTGGATTTGGTACAGGCATATCGTCCTCACATTTCATAGGTAATGACATAAGTCAGATCGGCAGAACTCCACAGGCCCGCATCATCGTCGCGCCGGTAGTCATAGCCACTGGCCACCATACTGGTGATCAAATCTGACAGTGCCGGGATATCGCTCATCACCGGATAAATCCGGGACTCCATCCACGAATCCAGCTCTGAATCCGGCACCTGAGCAGGCAGGAAAACTTCGATATGCAGCTCCGCCTGCCAGGTATCGCTGTCCAGCTCTTCGCCCGTGTATTCAGCGCCGGTGAGATAAACGGCAACTGCCGGAAAATCCGCCTCATCAAAAACAGCGGGGCGACCATCAAAAAGCGTCGCCCCGGTGTCATGCTTCTCCAGTGCATCCAGTACGGCTGCACGGAGTTCAGTATGTTTCATCGCTTTATTACCATTCTCAGTTGATGCTGCAGCGCATAGCCCAGCTCTTTCGGAAGACGTTCACGCCGTATCCGTTCAATATTCTGTTTAAACGCCGTGGTCAGCGGCACCGCCATCGGGATTTTCACCACATCAATGGGGTAACGGTTTTTCCCGGCCACACGCTGCATGACATGCCAGCGGCCATTTTTCAGTTGCTGAATAAACGCGCCGGGAATACGACGGTTTCCCACCACAAGCACGCTGCCGCCACCTTTCAGGGCTGAACGCTGCCCCTTTTTACGACGCCTGCGTCGGGACAGGACAATCCGCGCGTTACCCAGCTTTATTACGGGCAAATCCCCCCGGTTAACCCTGATTCTGGCCTGCGGATTTTTGACCGTGGCCCTTTTCAGCCTGGCCCTTTCCTTTACCAGTTTCCGGCGTACCTTTGTCTCACGGGCAACCTGTGACGCCGACTGCGATATCGCGGATGAAGCAACGCGGTTAATGGCCATTGCGGCGACACCAGGCACCGCCGTTTTGCTGATACGGCTGAGGTTTTCAACGGCCTGCTCAAGACCTTTTATGGCCATACATCCCCCTTTCAGCGGCGACGGTTAACGGCAGGCGGTACGCCCCGCCCAAGCCAGAGATGACAGCTTCCACCATCATCCGGCGAAATCCGGTCTATCCAGAAGTTTTCCTCACCGATGGTCAGCGTGTCGCCGCGCCGCAGCTGCCGCACATCATCAGTCCGGACAAACAGGGACGGGCTGGAGCCTTCAACGCGTACGCCCTGTCCGGCATAGCTGATATTTTCAGGGTCATCAAAAACACCACGTATTACTGCGCCGGACTGCTCACCGGATGTCATGGTGGCTGACGTTCCCATGTACCCGCGTATCGTTTCATCGGCGCGGGCAATGGCAGCATCGAACAGGTTATCGAAATCAGCCACAGCGCCTCCCGTTATTGCATTCTGGCCAGGCCACGTTCTGTCATTTCGGCTGCTACACCGGCAGAGACACGAAACGCCGTTCCCGGCAGCACAAATGCCACAGGTTCATCCCGCGTGGCGTGAAGTGCATCGGTATGCAGCGTCACCAGTGCCACAACCGTGACCAGAGCAGCCGTATCAGTCACGGTATCCGTCTGTGCTGATACCACCTCATTTTCATGTCCGGTCAGCGCATTTTCCGGTCTGAGAGGGGTATCCTGACCGGCAGCGTCATCCGTGTCATCAAGCTCCTCTTCCAGCTCTGCCACACGGAGCGCCAGTTCTTCTTTCGTCCCCGTCAGGCTGACATCACGGTTCAGTTGCTCACCCAGCGACCGGAGACGGACAATCAGTTCATCTTTCGTCATGGACTCCTCCACAGAGAGAAAATGGCCCCGAAGGGCCACGATTACGCCAGTTGTACGGACACGAACTCATCAGGGTCAGCCAGCAGCATCAGCGGTGCTGACTGAATCATGGTGAACTCACGCGCCGGATCGCCGGTGGTCACCCAGTTTTTCGGGTAACGGGCAGAGGAGTTAATGCCTTCGCGCTGTGCGTCCGCATCCTGAATGCAGCCATAGGTGCGCAGACCGCGTGCCTGAGTGTTCCCCAGTACCATCGTGTTGTCCGGCAGGAAGTTCTTTTTGACGCCGTTTTCCACGTACTGACCGGAATACACGACGATGGCCACATCGCCATACATCCCCTTATAGGACACCGCTTTACCCAGGTCTTTCACCGCTGTCTCCAGCTCGGAATGAGAGCCGCGACGGGTATCCAGCTTCTCCTTGACGGCTTTGAAGGAACGGAACAGCGCCCAGCCTTTCGGATCAAACACGATGATATTCACCACACCGCTGGCGTTCAGCGCGTAGGCTTCGATATCGTCGGTCGGGTCATACGTGGACTTGTCGCGCTTGCTCCACTCCGTGCCACCGGACTGTGTGATGTTGTTCGCCGCACTGCGCCCCATATCCACCTCAACCGGATCAAAGGCTTCACCGGTCATGGTGTATTTGCCCTTAAGCACGGCAGAAACGGCCTGCATCTCTTCGACCTGGGCAATGGCCAGCTCTTCATCACGCATGTTCTGCATGATGATGCGACGGCGGCGGTAAGCCGGGTCCGCCAGATTCTGCGGATCTTCATCCGGCAGGCGACGCAGGGTCATCTGCGGATTCACCTCATGCTTCGGCTTGACATATCCCGGCGTAAATTCAGAGGTGGAGCCGCCACGGGAACGGATAACCTCACCGGAAACAATCGGCGAAACGTACAGCGCCATGTTTACCAGTCCCGGAATTTGTGAGAGATAGACTTTCTCCGTGGTGAAGGGATAGCTCTCACGGAAAAAGAGACGCAGAAACAGCGGATCAAACTTAAATTTCTGCTCATTTGCCGCCAGCAGTTGGGCGGTTGTGTACATCGACATAAAAAAATCCCGTAAAAAAAGCCGCACAGGCGGCCTTTAGTGATGAAGGGTAAAGTTAAACGATGCTGATTGCCGTTCCGGCAAACGCGGTCCGTTTTTTCGTCTCGTCGCTGGCAGCCTCCGGCCAGAGCACATCCTCATAACGGAACGTGCCGGACTTGTAGAACGTCAGCGTGGTGCTGGTCTGGTCAGCAGCAACCGCCAGAATGCCAACGGCAGCACCGTCGGTGGTGCCATCCCACGCAACCAGCTTACGGGTGGCGGTGTCCAGCATCAGCGGGGTCATTGCAGGCGCTTTCGCACTCAATCCGCCGGGCGCGGTTGCGGTATGAGCCGGGTCACTGTTGCCCAGCGGCTGGTAATGGGTAAAGGTTTCTTTGCTCGTCATAAACATCCCTTACACTGGTGTGTTCAGCAAATCGTTAACGGCATCAGATGCCGGGTTACCTGCAGCCAGCGGTGCCGGTGCCCCCTGCATCAGACGATCCAGCGCAGTGTCACTGCGCGCCTGTGCACTCTGTGGTGCTGCGGCCAGAATTCGGCGGGCCGTTTCCACGGTCATACCGGGAGTTTCTGCCAGCACGCGAGCCTGTTCTTCGCGTCCGTGAGCCTCCTCACAGTTGAGGATCCCCATAATGCGGCTGTTTTCTGCCGCAACCGCTGCGGTGATCTGCGCGTTCACGTCTGGCTGCGCCGCGCTGGCGTTTTCACCCTCCGTCGCTGGCACCACGTCAGTAACGTCAGCCTGCAAAGCAGTGGCTGAAACAGTTGTTGATTGAGTCTCTTTGGTCATTCGCCCTCCTGAGAGACGGGATTTACGTGCATCCAGTGCATCACGCATGACGGTGATCGCATCGGTGCTGTTAACAAGTTCATCAGCCAGTCCGGCATCAATGGCCTCCTGACCGCTGTACACTGCTGCCTCGGTATCCAGCACAGCCTGCACGGACAGGCCGGTATATGCCGACACCTTCTGTGCAAACATCCGGCGGGTTGCATCCATCCGGGACTGCAGTGTTTCCCGGACATCATCCGGTAGATGGCTGTAGGGGTTGCCATCCACCTTATGGCTGCCGCTGTAAATCAGCGTGATTTCCACGCCCTGTTTCTCCAGCGCAGCACCGTAATTACTGTGAGCCATCATGACGCCGATGGAGCCTGTCCGGGCGGTCTGCGTGACCAGACGTCGGGAGGCGGCGCTGGCAAGCAACTGACCTGCACTGCAGTTCATGTCGTTGGCCAGCGCCCATACCGGCTTTATGTCACGCACACGGGCGATGATGTCAGCGCAGTCAAATGCCCCTGCCACCATCCCGCCTGGCGTATCCATATCGAGCAGAATGCCGTCCACCATCGGGTCGCTGGCAGCCTGTTGCAGACGGGCGATAATGCCGTTGTAACCGGTCATCCCCGAATACGGCTGCAGCGCTCGCGTCCGACTGACCAGCGTGCCGGACACCGGCAGCACGGCGATGCCGTTCATGACCTGATAACTGCGGGCCTGTCGTGGTCCGTCATCATCAACGGATAACGCCAGCGCCGCGGGTGCCTCTCCGGCAGTCAGGCTGTCGCCGGATACCGCATCCGTCAGGCGGCTGATCCCAAGCTGGCCTGCAAGCGCACAAAAGAAAACCCGCGCATAGGCGGGTTCAAGCATCAGCGGCTCATTAAAGGCCATACTGGCAATATGCGGGAGATTACGCAGCTCTGCTGTCACTCTTCTCCTCCTCTGTTGATTGTCGCAGCCCGGATTCAAATGCCGCAGCCGCCCAGGCGGGCGGTTTAAGACCGGCTGCGCGGCGCTCCATCGTTTCACGGACCTGCTGGGCAAAAATTTCCTGATAGTCGTCACCGCGTTTCGCGCACTCTTTCTCGTAGGTGCTCAGTCCGGCTTCTATCAGCATCACCGCTTCCTGCACTTCTTTCAGACCATCGATGGCCATACGACCGGAGCCTATCCAGTCACAGTTCCCCCAGGCACTGCGGGCTTCCTGAAAACTGAAGCGCGCTTTTGAAGGTAACGTCACCACGCGGCGAACGATGGCCTCTTCCAGCCAGCACAGAAACATCTGGCTCGCCTGACGGGATGCGACGAATTTTCGCCGCCCCATAAAGTGCGCCCACGACTCGTTCGCGCTGGCCCGTGCCGTGGAGTAGCTCATCTGGGCGTAATTCCGGGAAAGCTGCTCATACGAGACACCCAGCCCGGCAGCGATATACCGCAGCAGTGACTGCTCAAACACGGAGTAGCCGTTATCCGTGTCCTGAGCTGTCTGCAGGTTCAGTGAGTCCCCCGGCATCAGGTGCGGCACTTTTGCGCCTCCCAGACGGACCGGTGCTGCGGCGTAATACGCGGCAATTTCACCAATCCAGCCCGTCAGCCTTTCCCGCTGCTCCTGACTGTTCGCGCCCAGAATAAAATCCATCGCTGACTGCGTATCCAGCTCACTTTCAATGGTGGCGGCATACATCGCCTTCACAATGGCGCTCTGCAGCTGCGTGTTCTGCAGCGTGTCGAGCATCTTCATCTGCTCCATTACGCTGTAAAACACATTTGCACCGCGGGTCTGCCCGTCCTCCACGGGTTCAAAAACGTGAATGAACGAGGCGCGCCCGCCGGGTAATTCACGGGGTATCCATGTCCATTTCTGCGGCATCCAGCCAGGATACCCGTCCTCGCTGACGTAATATCCCAGCGCCGCACCGCTGTCATTAATCTGCACACCGGCACGGCAGTTCCGGCTGTCGCCGGTATTGTTCGGGTTGCTGATGCGCTTCGGGCTGACCATCCGGAACTGTGTCCGGAACAGCCGCGAGGGACCGGTATCCCAGGTGGCCTGAACGAACAGCTCACCGTTAAAGGCGTGCATGGCCACACCTTCCCGAATCATCATGGTAAACGTGCGTTTTCGCTCAACGTCAATGCAGCAACAGTCATCTTCGGCAAACTCTTTCCATGCCGCTTCAACCTCGCGGGAAAAGGCACGGGCGTCTTCCTCCCCGATGCCCAGATAGCGCCAGCTTGGGCGATGACTGAGCCGGAAAAAAGACCCGACGATATGATCCTGATGCAGCTGGATGGCGTTGGCGGCATAGCCGTTATTGCGTACCAGATCGTCTGCACGGGCATTGCCACGGGTAAAATTGGGCAGCAGGGCTGCATCCACACTTTCACCCGGTGGGTTCCACGCCCGCAACTGCCCACCAAATCCGCTGCCACCGCCATGATAACCGGCATATTCACGCAGCGATGTCATGCCGTCCGGCCCCAGAAGGGTGGGAATGGTGGAGGTTTTCATACATAAAATCCTGCAGGTCCCCTGCGTCGCTGTGTCATGCCGGTCTGCACTTCCAGCTCCGCAATGTATTTTTTCAGGTCAGATACGGAAGTGGCCGTAAACTCCACTCGCCGTCCATCTTTCTGTACCGTTGCCACCCGTTTTCCTGTCATCAGGTCATGCAGTGCCGCACGGGCAGCGGCAAGTTCTTCCTGTCGCGTCATTCATCCTCTCCGGATAAGGCACGGGCGTAATCTGCCAGTGTTTTCTTGTTGGTTGCTGCACCATCCTCTTCCTGCAGGCTCGCCAGCAGTGCACTGAGATCCAGCTGCCAGCGGGAAATACTGATGCGCAGCGCCGCCAGCGCATAAACGAAGCAGTCGAGCGCCTCATTGCGTCGCTTTTTGCTGTCCCACAGTATTTTTTTCCTGCCATCCACCCATTTTTCGACCTGCTCTTCAGCAGTCAGCTGCTGCGCTTCGGTCAGATCAAAAATATCCGGGTTATTGGGGAAGTGAACGGCACCGGGAAGCGGTTCATCCCCTTCCGACATCAGTGTGAAGCGGTTATAAATCTGCTCTTTCGCGGTATCCGTACCGATTTCGGTAAGGTAAACCCCGTTTTTGTTTCGCTTACGAGGCATGCTGGCCACCGGCTTACCGTAGACGGATGCCCCTTTAATGGGGATCACCCGGAACAGCCCATGCTTTTTCGAGCGTTCATACACAATGGTCGGGTCAATCCCGCCAGTATCCCAGCAGATACGGGATATCGACATTTCTGCACCATTCCGGCGGGTATAGGTTTTATTGATGGCCTCATCCACACGCAGCAGCGTCTGTTCATCGTCGTGGCGGCCCATAATAATCTGCCGGTCAATCAGCCAGCTTTCCTCACCCGGCCCCCATCCCCATACGCGCATTTCGTAGCGGTCCAGCTGGGAGTCGATACCGGCGGTCAGGTAAGCCACACGGTCAGGAACGGGCGCTGAATAATGCTCTTTCCGCTCTGCCATCACTTCAGCATCCGGACGTTCGCCAATTTTCGCCTCCCACGTCTCACCGAGCGTGGTGTTTACGAAGGTTTTACGTTTTCCCGTATCCCCTTTCGTTTTCATCCAGTCTTTAACAATCTGCACCCAGGTGGTGAACGGGCTGTACGCTGTCCAGATGTGAAAGGTCACACTGTCAGGTGGCTCAATCTCTTCACCGGATGACGAAAACCAGAGAATGCCATCACGGGTCCAGATCCCGGTCTTTTCGCAGATATAACGGGCATCAGTAAAGTCCAGCTCCTGCTGGCGGATGACGCAGGCGTTATGCTCGCAGAGATAAAACACGCTGGAGGGGTCATCCGGCGTCCATTTGAGGCCAAACGGCGTCTCTTTATCGCCAAATTTAAGGTACTGCTCCTCCCCGCAGTGCGGGCAGGCAACATGAAAACGCATAAAATGCGGGGATTCACTGGCTGCACGCTCAATCTGACAGGTGCCTCTCACTTTTGGCGTGGAGCCACGGATGGACTTTGGCCAGACCGAGCCTTCAATACGCTTGTCACCCAGGAACGTCGGAGAGCCTTCCTGTTCAATATCATCATCAAAAGCAGCAAGTTCATCATAACCCGCCACATCCACCGACTTTTCACGGTAGTTTTTTGCCGCTTTACCGCCCAGGCACCAGAAGCCACGACCATTGGAAAAACGCTTCATGGTGAGCGTGTTATCCCGGTGCTTTTTGCCATACCACGGAGCCAGCGCCAGCAGCGACGGAATATCGCGAATGGTCGGCTCAACGTGGGTTTTCATAAAGTTCTCGGCATCACCATCCGTCGGCAACCAGATAAGGGTGTTGCGCTGCTTATGCTCTATGAAGTAGGCATAAACACCCAGCAGCATTTTGGAATAACCAACACGGGCAGACTTCACCACATTCACCTCGCGGATGTAGTCGCTGCCCATCGCATTCATGATGGCCCGCTGAAAGGGCAGTGTTTCCCAGCGCCCTTCCTGGTATGCGGATTCTTTCGGGAGATAGTAATTGGCATCCGCCCATTCAACGGCGGTCTGTGGCTCCGGCCTGAACAGTGAGCGAAGCCCGGCGCGGACAAAATGCCGCAGCCTGTTAACCTGACTGTTCGATATATTCACTCAGCAACCCCGGTATCAGTTCATCCAGCGCGGCTGCTTTGTTCATGGCTTTGATGATATCCCGTTTCAGGAAATCAACATGTCGGTTTTCCAGTTCCGGAAAACGCCGCTGCACCGACAGGGGGATCCCGTCGAGAATACTGGCAATTTCACCTGCGATCCGCGACAGCACGAAAGTACAGAATGCAGTTTCCACCACTTCAGCGGAGTCTCTGGCATTTTTCAGCTCCTGTGCGTCGGCCTGCGCACGCGTAAGTCGATGGCGTTCGTACTCAATAGTCCCTGGCTGGAGATCTGCCTCGCTGGCCTGTCGCAGTTCTTCAACCTCCCGGCGCAGCTTTTCGTTCTCAATTTCAGCATCCCTTTCGGCATACCATTTTATAACGGCGGCAGAGTCATAAAGCACCTCATTACCCTTGCCACCGCCTCGCAGAACGGGCATTCCCTGTTCCTGCCAGTTCTGAATGGTACGGATACTCGCACCGAAAATGTCAGCCAGCTGCTTTTTGTTGACTTCCATTGTTCATTCCACGGACAAAAACAGAGAAAGGAAACGACAGAGGCCAAAAAGCCCGTTTTCAGCACCTGTCGTTTCCTTTCTTTTCAGGGGGTGTTTTAAATAAAAACATTAAGTTACGGCGAAGAAGAACGGAAACGCCTTAAACCGGAAAATTTTCATAAATAGCGAAAACCCGCGCGCCTTCCGCCCCGTGAGAGCTCAGGTCATCAGAAGGACCCACATTAAAGGCAGAATATTCACTCTGATATTACGCATTGTTTTGCTTTTGTAGATTCGCAATTTACGGTAAAAATCCTTTTGCTATTTCTTCGTACCATAAATGCACAGGAGTATCTTCATGTCCATAAAGGTATTCAGAAGTGACCTTCAGACTGAGAGTGAATCAGACTATCGTAATTGGCTTGGCGATAATCCAGACGGATATGTTGTCAATGCATTGAAGCGAACCAGAGGTAAAGGTAATAAATCTGACGAACGCTTTACCAGAATCCATAGAGCATCTTGCAAAACGATTAATCCCTTGAAACGCAAGATCGATAAAACAGGATTCACAACTGGAGATTATCAAAAAATATGCTCAACCAACTTCCTCAATGTTGAAAATGAAGCAAAGAAAATGACAGGTCTGACAAGCATCATCAAATGTCGATGCATCTAAAGCGTCATGTAATTAACATGTTCACAACACTCTCCGGGTGACCGCTAATGCTGTTGTCAGCCAAAAACTCTACGTTTCGATTATGCCAATTTTGCACCGCCCGATGCCGATAAATGCGAAAATCCGGCGACTATGTAGCGTAATCAAATCAACGAGATACCACTTTCATGAAATAATTATCATCTGTCAGCTCAATATCAATGTTGAGAGAGAATAAATGAGAGGAATGCCAAGAGGAAGCCGAGGACAGAGGGCTGTCCAGTCAACTGCAAGAAGAGCAAGACGATCAAATGCCAGCCATTCTGACCAATTAGGATGCCTGGCACTAATCATCGTTGGCCTGATATTTATCTATTTCATGGCTAATTAGCAAAGATTGCTCATCTTACACACTGCGTGCGAATGTATTGCTGCAAGCCTCGGATCATTTTATCACTGGTTTCAATCCGCTTTCTAAGGGTGAAATAATCCCGTTGAGCGGTGTCAGTAAGTCTGGGGCTGGTGCCATCATCCACGCCGGAGGCGGCGGTGATTTTATGCATGTCTGGACAGATAGCTTTGACGCGCAGCCACTTACGCCCAGCAGAAACATCAGCACGAAGACTTTCGATAGTCGCGTTAGCATCAGCAAGCTCCTTTGTGTATCTGGCGTCGAGTTCTGCTACATCACGTTGACGCTTCTGCATGTCAGCGATAGTGGATGCGGCTTTGTCGCGCTGCTCTTTGTAGGCGATGGCGTTATCACGGTAATGATTAACAGCCCATAACAGGCAGACGATGATGCAGATAATCAGAGCGGAGATAATCGCGGTTACTCTGCTCATGCCTGACTCTCTCTGACCGTTCCGCCCGCTTCTTTGAATTTTGCAATCAGGATGTCAACCTTATGCTCGAACTGACCATAACCAGCGCCCGGCAGTGAAGCCCAGATATTGCTGCAACGGTCGATTGCCTGACGGATATCACCGCGATCAATCATGGGTAAAGCACCACGTTCTTTAATCTGCTGCAATGCCACAGCATCCTGGCTTTTGGGAGAGAAGTCTTTCAGGCCAAGCTGCTTGCGGTAGGCATCCCACCAACGGGAAAGAAGCTGGTAACGTCCAGCTGCGGTTGATTTAAGTTGCGGGTTTAGCGTGACAAGTTTGCGAGGGTGATCAGAGTAATCAGTGAAGAGTTCACCACCGACAATAACGTCATAACCGTGGTTACGTGTCGGTTGTCGCCCATTATCCGTTCCTTCTGACCACGCCAACATATCGAGGAAAGCTTTACGCTGAAGATTAAGATTTTGCATTTTTCACCCCTGTCAGTCGTTCCCAGAAGTACGTCAGTGCAACCGAACCCATCGCACCACTAATCCCCGCCGTCGCGAGAATCATGTAAATGCTGAATCCACTTTCGATACTGATCAGGCCACCAATAACACCGGTGAATCCCGATACCACTATCTGAGCCAGAGCATTTATCCAGCTCCACGTTGCTTTACTCTGCTTCACATCTATCAGGTAGCGGACCAGACCGCCCCAACCTGCGATGATCAGCAAAACGAGCCAGAACGCTCCGGCAAGGCTCTCTTTTTCGTGCATATGAATAGCCAATGTTTCGCCGCCGACAAAAGGCCGGGACGTTAAATGTCAGAAATCAGGCTCACGGGGTAATTTAATGACAAAGCACGGAGTTGATGCTCCCCGCAAGCCTGGAATAAAAAAGCCAGCATGTAGCTGGCAACAGAGGGTTAAGCAATATCAACTCAACAGCTGAAGACACCCTGTCTGGGGTACGTTGGAAGGATACTCACCGCCCAGAAACAGAAAAGCCCAAGGCTTTAAACCTCGAGCTTGAATTTGGATTACTGCCAGTGCGTACAACATTGGCAAAATATCAGATTTATATGAAATATATGCTTTTTAATCCAGTTTTGCAATATTTTGCTGTGAAAATGTCGCCTTTTGTTTTGAACGTGTTCTCGTTAGAAGCAATAAAGCTTCGCTATCAAGCTGTAGAAAAATGTGCTTCATTGCAACCCAGCGTTCAGTGAATGTCTCAGACCAGTTTTTTGATGTCACTCCCACCAGTGACGCCAGTTCCTGGTATTCATAAGCCTCACGCCCTGCCAGTTCGCTCTTCACATCCTGTGCCGCCAGCCAGATCAACTTCTTCAGGCGTTCCAGTGTCTTACCTGCAATTTTTCTGGTACCCAACAGAGTCTTAAACTCGCTCCATGCCCACTGCGTTATGGCAACCTGATGCTCCCAGCGAATATTTTCACTGTAACTCCACAGCAACCATGCTTTCTGATGCTCATCGAGAGACAGAACAGCGCGGCGCCATGAAGAGGTTGAAAACTCGACCGGACTGATCAGGGCGACAGATGAACCTTTTGCGTACGACTGTTTACCGGAAATCGGCGGATTATCCAGCATAATAATCTTGCCAGTTACCTCATCCAGAATGCGTCGCTTCTTTCGTTTGTATGTACCAGTATCAAATTGTGCATGCTCCAGCCAGGCTTCAAGCTGGCCTTTCATTGCTCCGCTCAAGTCAGCGGTAGCCACCATGAGTTGCTCGCGGACATACTGTAAATATTGGGTATTCATGCGGCAGCTCCTTTCAGTGTTTTGGCGTAATTCCTCAGTATTCGGTAATCGGTCAAAACATAACCGGGGAAACGATATAAGCGCAGGCGCATCCAGCGGTGGTGAAGACGTTCTGCCATATAAGACTCAAACATCATTCATCTCCCAGTTCAGTGATGGTCAGCTCCAGCTTTCCACCTTTGGTAACGGGCATCTTCACAACGCGGTAATCAACGACCTGAGCATCATCCAGCCAGAAACCCGCTTTGGTGAGTGCGTCAAAAGCGGCCTTTTGCAGATTATCCAGGTCACGGCGACGGCGATCCGGCATGTGGCACTCAATGCGGATTTTCACAGGAATAGCCAGGCCGATATCCAGCATTGCGTTTTTAATGATTCTGGCGACGTTATCGCGGTATGCCTGCCCCTCTGCGCTGACGTGCGTGCGCCCGCGATTATGGCGGTAATAGCGATTATTGCTCGGAGGCCAGGGTAATGTGATGCTGTAGGTATTCACGCCTTAATAACCCCCTCTTTCAGCCACATAACCTGTGTTCTCGCCATACCTTCCAGCGCGCATTCTTTTGCATATCCAGCGTCAACAAAATGCGTGCGACGGTCGATCTCATCGTGACAGGCAGAACATGCAATGGTGGCAATCAGGTCTGGCGGTTTGGTACCGGTGCCGCACAATCCAGCCAGCCGGATATGTGCCAGTACAGACGTTTCAGGGTTGCCATTACATATGCCAGGGATTCTTACCTGGCATTCCCGACCACGCGCTGCTTTTCTCAAATCAGCCATGATTCCTCCTTGCTGCCAGTCGCAACCATTTTTTATCAACCAGGCTGGCGGTATACCCTAGCAGTGTTGGTATTTCGGATGGCTTCAGCTCAGGCTTACGCTTACGACGATTTGGTACTCTGTAGATGTGTCCGTTCATGACACGAATAAGCGGTGTAGTCATTACGCCTCCTGCTTGTCGCGCAGCAGCTGGAACTCGCAGCTCTGTGGAATAGTCAGGTGGCAACCAATATTCATCGCCCAGGCTTCAACCTTACACAGGAAGACATACATCTCTCCGGTATCAAGATCGGAGGTATGGCGTAACGACTGGATCGTAGTGATTTCGCCGGTTACGACATCAACCAGGTCCTTGGTTTCATAACCGAGGTATGTGTGTTTGAGAGCATCTTTTACCCATGCTGCAGTAGCGAACGATTTCCCCCTGCTGATGAGGTATTCACTGATTTCGCTGTACCACATGTGGCTGAGTGCATTCTGGGAAAGACTGCGTCTTTCGCGCCACGGTTTAAGCACCATGCGAAAGCATTTGCCGTCCTCCAGATAAGGCTGGATCTGCTGACCGATAGCAGTGAAGTTACCGCGATGCAATTTGATACCGTCTTGTGGGAGGTTCACGCTTCACCTCCGCAGAGGTCAAACGTTGGATGCAAAAAAACGCAGGTGCATTTCTGCATCTGTGGCAAGGCGAGGAGTTCAACTTGTGGTCGCATATAATTTCCCAATCATATGCGCAGAAGTCACCGCAGGGTGTTCAGGCCAACGGTGACGGTATTATTGCTTATTGATTATGATTTTTCAATTTCATCAATAACCTTGTGATAGACAATACCAGAAAGGCCAACAGACAGTGGATGTTCATGAAATATTGGCTCATTTGCATAAACCCAATGCCCGACAAATTCTTTTGGGCTTGATATGTATAACTCACGAAGAAAATGGAGATCCCTCTCTACAACTAATTTCGTATCGTCCAAGAGCGCTGCATTTACGCTAGTTTTATGGCTGTGCATTAATTTACATTTGGTGAAGGACATCATGGCAAAAGCTCCTTTTTCTTATGAATCCATATGTTAGCTAAATTGGAGAGACACAGTAGCTAACGTTGTTTAATAACATTCTGACGCAAATGTGGCAATACTCGACTCCACTTATCATCCTGCCACGGCTGAAGTTTTACATGTGCCGTTTCTCGGACGAGGATTGCTCGCGCTCTGTTGAGTATCTGGGGATATTCTTGCTCGATGGAAGTGAAGTGACCAGCTTCACCATGCTCCGCATCCTGAAGAAGATGAGTAACGTTCTGGTAGGCAATTAACATCACATTCCCTGCTCGCCATAACCAGGCGAGTGTGCAAAGTTCGTTATCAGTGAATTGTTTTGTGATTGGGGATTGTTGAACTGCTAGAACGAGAACGCCAGCATCCATTGGCAGTCCCTATAGTAAAACCATAGCTCAGGACGCTTCGTTCAGGATAGATAATTTTATTGTACTTACCTAACTTTCTTACTATAGCACGGTTGAAAAAGTGATTATTACTCAAAAATAAACCTCACCATCAACCATATATTTGAGAGTACTTATCGCCTGCTGGGCGGATATTGTTTTCATTAAAGGATAGTGTTTAAAAACAATGCCATTCATAAAATAGATATCACAGGTTTTATTATCTGTATTGATTATGATTTTTTCGAATGTTTTATAGGCAAGTGTACGACATAGCTCTCGCCCATTTTTACTGGTTAAGTCAATAGCATGAAAATCACCAAGTGAGCTCACCGTTTTACTCTTCAAAGTTTTTAATGATACAGAAGCCCTTCGTAATTCCTTATCTAATACTCTGATTTTTTCTGCTATAGCGGTAACTTCAGGCGCAACAGATAATGCAGCAATTAAATTATTAATTTTCATCTGGAGCTCAATAATTTTCAACTCTAAAGTTTCATTAGCATCTTTCTTGTTTTCAACTGGTTGGATTTTACTACAATTAAAAAGCAACTCATTAATGATATTATAATCAACCAAATCTCTCTTTATTGATGGCCTGTCACATCGATGCAGTCTTCTCATCGGACAAACATAATAGCCATGCAAACTTCCAGATACCGCATGAACAATCATGGTATTACCACAAGCCTCGCACTTCATAACTGTTCGAAGTAGATTTATCAACATAGGATTTTTGCTACTATTGCTAATACCAAAAGGTGCCAACCGAATTTCCTGCACAGCGTAAAACAAATCATCTGATATGACTCTGGGATAATAGCCAGCGATTTCACTTATTCCTTTACCTCTTGCACGATATGAAGGTACGCATATACCTATCAGAGCTTTATTCGCTAATAATTTTTCAATTACAGAAGGCCCCCATGCACTTTCTTTTCCTGAGAAATTTTTTACAGCATGATCATTTAAATACTTGGCTATTGCATTCAATGATCGCCTTTCCATCCTGAGTTTAAAAATTAGCTCAATCGTTTTCACCCTGTCGGGGTCTGGAATAAAAGCTGTTCTTTTGTCATCCAATGAGAGCCATCTCGGACAAGACGCCGTCATAATCGTGCCTGACTCCAGTGCATCCTGCCGTTTTTTCTTCCATGATAATTTAACCCGACTTGACTTTATCTCGCTTTCTTCATTTGCCCTTTGTGCTATAAGTATGGCTTTTATTAATGAATATGGATCATTCAAAGAGTCAATATTATAGACTGTATTATCGCAAAGAGTTATAACATCAATACCGTGATTCAAAATCAATTTCAGACGCTCAATCGCTTCACCGACTTTTTCTCTTGAAAGTCTGTCCAGACTTTCAACTAACAATGTAGTTCCTGGCAATATATAACCATGCTCTATAGCATCTAAAAACTCCGAAAAAGCTCCTGATTGCGCATGCTTTCCTTTGAATGCACTTAATCCTAAATCTTCATATGTTATGGTATCAAGATAATAATCACTATTTACCTTTAACCATTCAGCAATAAGTCTTCTCTGTCGGTTTAATGAGTCGCCAGACATCTGACCTGGTGATGAAAATCGCATATATGCTATGGCTTTTTTCATGGTGACACCTGCTAACGTATGCTTTTATAAACCTTAGTGGTGAGATATAAATTTTGTTTAATTTTTATTTAAAAAGACAATTACGATCACATTCTCTTGAATATACAACAATAGTCGTATTGCAATTTTCTTACGCCATAATCTTGAAAGCACAAAAGAATACATAAAAAAATAAAGATATTAACAAAAAGCATAAAACGAGGCTCATATAAATATACGAGCCTCCATATTTTAGTCGTTTAGAAACAAATTACTTTTAATGTGGTGTACTTCGTGACAATAAATTAATAACCAACACACCGGCACAAATCAACATCATGCCTATAATGGCTGGCAGGTCCAGCCGTTGGCCGAAAAACCCCCATGACAGTAAGCTAATCAGGACAATACCGACTCCTGACCAGATAGCATAAGCAATCCCTGTAGGAATATAAGCCAGCGTCTGAGCTAATAACCAGAATGATGCACAATAACAAATAATTGTACCAACAGATGGCCATAACCGTGTAAAACCTTCTGAAAACTTCATTAAGGTTGTACCAATGACCTCTGCAAGTATTGCACCACCAAGATAAATATAAGGGTTCATAGCATATTCTTTCCTGTTCAAACTGGAGAGAATTGTACTACAGTTTGAACTCAACTCACCTGTTTCATCATTGTGTACCCATTGATGTTCTTTTATATACCCTCAATACCCGTTTCATCGCGGCACTCTGGCGACACTCCTTAAAAATCAGATTCGTGCTCACCTTTCCTTCCCGTTCTTCTCTGGTAGCGAACCGGTAATACACCGTTCGCCAGACCTTACCATCAACGACCAGGATTCCTGCCCGCGCCATTTTAGCCGCAGCCTGATTTATGCTGGTTACGGTTGCGCCTGTTACCGCGGCAACGTCCTGCGCACAGAAGTTCTTATGAGTCCCCAGGTAATGAATAATTGCCTCTTTGCCCGTCATACACTTGCTCCTTTCAGCCCAAACTTAGCTTTGATTTCTGCGATCTTCGCCAGAGCCTGTGCACGATTTAGAGGTCTACCGCCCATGACAGGAAGTTGTTTTACTGGTTCAGGTATAGCCTCACCACGGTTAATTCGCGCTGTCATACAGGTCAGTTCATCGGCAGCCTTGCGCCGTAATTCCGCGTCAGTCAGCGCATTGGCTCGCATGTTCTGGTACAGGTTGGTAACCAGCCAGTAGTGCGCGTTCGATTTCCATGGATAAGACTCTGCGTCCGGATACAGGCCACGCTTCCGGCAATACTCGTAAACCATATCAACCAGCTCGCTGGCGTTTGGCAGCCCGGCGGTAACGGATGCTTCTTCCCGGCACCAGGCAACAAACTGCCCGGGTGATGGCAGGAATGGTCGATTCTGCCGACGGGCTACGCGCATTCCTGCGTTAACCTGTTCCATTGTGGTGATCCCGTTTTCCCGGAAAGCCAGCACCCACTGGCGGCGGATTTCGTTCAGTTCGTTCTGGTCCCGGTTAGCCAGGCTCGCCGGGAAAGTTGCCAGTAACTGGCTGAACACACCATTGATGATCTGCGCTACCTGTTGTACCTGCGGCTTTTCGTCGTACTGTTCCGGCATGTTGTTGGCGATCCGACGCATCTGCTCACGGTCAAAGTTAACCATCTGTGCGGCGATGTTTTTCATAGCTCCACCCCGTAAATCCAGTCAGTGTTCGTCAGGTCGAGTTTTGGTTTGCCGGCTGTCACGCCAGCCTGTTGCTTGTTTCGGTTGATTTCGAGCTGGGTCCACTTGTCGCGGAGTTTGGCCGGACTCAGCACGTTACCGGACCAGAAGTTGTCCTGGCATGCCCAGCGGAACAGTACACACATGTCGCGGTGGTTACGTCCGTCACGTTCACGCATCAGGCGGATATCGTTAGCCCACCCTGCAAAATTCGGTTTTCTGGCTGATGGCGCGATGGTCTTCACCATGTCAAACATCCACTCTGCGGCGGTCAGGTCTTCTGCTGTCCCCCACCTGCTGCCGCTCTGAATTGCAGCATTTGGTTTCTCCACAGGAAGATCGTTTTCTGGTTGGTCAGAGGATTCGCCAGAATTCTCGGACGAAAAAGGTTTTATATTGTCTTTTGTTAGTTTGTCTTTTGTGTTTACCTGATTCGGGTAAACGCCTTTACCTGATTTGGGTAAACTTTTCTTACCTGATTCAGGTAAATTTACCTCTTTCAGGTAAACTTTATTTTTCTTACCTGATTCGGGTAATGTTGACCATTCACTGATCACATTATTAATGCCGATATTCCGCTCGCTCTGAATAAAAATCCCACGCTTTACCAGAACACTTTTTGCAGCAGAACACTTGTGCGGCAATATCCCGGTCAACTCGGAAAGTTGCTCGTTGCTCACCCAATCCAGTTTTTTATTAAAGCCATATGTTTTGCGCATGACAGCCAGGAAGACCAGAAGCTGGTGCTGTGTTAATCCGGCCAGCATCACAGCTTCCAGCAACTCATTTGCAATGCGCGTATAACCATCATCGAGATCTGCCACGCGCGGCTCCTTTTGTGCCACATCCGGCACTGGAAAATTGAATATCTCAGCAGTGTTTGCCATAATTCCTCCCGCAATGAGTGCGTTACGATTTGCACCTGAAAGTCGGCTCTGTTCCCGCAGACCGGCTTTCGCCATTTCTGAGCCTGTCATATTGCCCCCAACATGGTGGTAACCATCGCCATCAATGGACCAGCCAGATCCGGGTCCACACGAAACATCGACACAATACCTTCACTGATTTCCTTCAGTTTCTGGTGGCGTGGTGCGTTGAGAATGACTGCCTGTTTTGCCTCACTGAGTTCCTTTTCCATTTCAGCCAACCTAGCCATGAAGCTATCCTGCTCAACCAGGTAACCGCGATATTCCAGCGGTAGTACCGCTAGAATTGCCGGGGTCAGTTCACGCACGTTATTTCGGTATTTTTCAGAATCGAATTTGTTATCGAGGAAGCGGAACAGCTTCTGGCGTGCACGGCTGACATCATCAGGGAAATCGATGGCGCCGCCGCCCTGCTCCCGATACTCATTCACAATGAGTGTGGCAACGACATCCTGATTATCTTCAGCCGACCAGGCGCGGACGGCATCACGGATTTTTTCGTGGCCTGGCACCTGTTTTGTTTGAGAACGATTTATCACCGCAGTCGGGCTAAATCCGCTAGTCTGTTGGTATGTAAGTGGTTGCATAATTGACTCCTTTAGTTTGAATTGACTGTTAAGTTGATTGCTTATTGTTAAAGAGCGTGAAATGGAAATTTAAGCTGCGTTCTTTTCGGTGTGTGGAAACAACTTCGGAAGATCCGGGCGAATCTGGTATGCCTTCACTACTCCACCAGTAGCCGTAACAATGCTGCCGACATGTTCAGGGGATACCTTTGCTTTGTTGTGAAGCCACTTATAGACGGCCTGCTGTGAAACTTCGCAGGCAGCGCCCAGTTTCTTTTGTGAACCAACGATATTGATCGCTGTTTTGATAGCTGGGTTCATAACAACCTCCGTGGTTAATTTGAATCAAGATTAAAACTATGGTTGTTTTTAGTCAACAACCATTTTCGTTTGATGGAATAAAACCTTGGTTGTACATTTGGACTATGAAAACAACACTCTCAGAAAGACTTAAAGAAGCCAGATTAGCGCGAGGCCTTACACAAAAGGCGCTTGGGGATTTGGTCGGGGTTAGCCAAGCTGCTATTCAGAAAATCGAAACAGGGAAAGCTAACCAAACAACTAAAATCGTGGAGATCGCGAACGCTTTGGGTGTGCGCGCAGAATGGTTATCTTCTGGCGTTGGAAATATGTCAGACAGTACAGTGCAACCAATACAATCAACTGTCAGCCATTCCAAATACTTTAAGATTGACGTTCTTGATATAGAAGTGAGTGCCGGGCCGGGAGTCATCAACCGTGAGTTTGTAGAAGTTCTACGCTCGGTTGAGTACTCGTTTGACGATGCTCGTCACATGTTCGATGGTAGGAAGGCAGAAAATATCCGCATCATTAACGTGCGTGGTGACAGCATGTCAGGAACGATCGAACCAGGTGATCTGCTGTTCGTTGATATCACGGTTAAATCTTTCGACGGTGATGGTATCTATGCATTTCTGTACGACGACACCGCCCATGTAAAGCGCCTGCAAATGATGAAGGATAAACTGCTGGTTATCTCTGATAACAAGAGCTACTCACCGTGGGACCCTATCGAGAAAGACGAGATGAACCGGGTATTCATATTCGGTAAGGTTATTGGGAGCATGCCGCAGACGTACAGAAAACACGGATAATCAGCCGCGTGTTGATGAGGCTTTTGGGTAATACGCTGAAGAAAATACCTTATAAAAAATAACATTACGGGAAAGGCAAAAAATGAGTAATAAAACACTTGTTAAAAAATCAAATAACTGTGTCGATGCATACGCCGACGCGTTTGGCTACTCTTCGTTTGGTGACGGCTCTCAGCGCCTAGGTTCAATTTCTTTTTTTCATAATGTAACTGAATGGCCTGTTGATGAAAGTGACGATGTTGAGAACATAAAGTACAACATTGCAACCATTAGAATGCCCGAAGAATTGATGCTTAAATTGGCTGACTTCATTCGCGACCAGCATGACAAAGCTAAAACAAACTAATCGTAATTAATTATGAAACACGATTATTACGAAGCTCCAAACCTAAATGATAAAATTGCAAAGGCGGCAGAATCATTTTGTTTGCACTCCAGTGCGTCTTCCCAGCTAGCAGGTATATCTGGAAAAAGATGGGACATGCTACAATCAAGTGGTAGCAGTGGGTCTGGGAGTGATAACATGCCTGAAAAAGTTGCAAAACTGGAGTCCGATGTTGCTCATATCAAACGAGACGTTGATGAACTTAAAACAGACGTTAAAGCTATCGACAAAAATATGATAACTATTCTTGCACGTCTGGACTCTATAAAAGAATCCTTAACAAACAAGCCATCAAGTGATGCTGTCGATAGAAAGATTTCAGACGCAAAGCTTGCGGTATTGCTTGGTGTTCCAGCAATCATCGCTGCAGGAACAGGACTTTATAAGCTATCAATGTACTTTTTCTTTAGTGCTTAAGAAAATGCTCGCACCCTTGCATTAGGTAAAGCGATTTTTCATTCCCCATTACCCTCGCTCTTAACCAATCATCTAAACCCGGCCACCGTGCCGGGTTTTCTTTTGCCCTCCCCTCATCACACACCGTTCAAAAAAACCACCACGACCTCGCTTCAGTTATCGCTATGCGATGCAAGTCACAAAATAAATCCATCTTAAATACAACCAGTTATATCTAAAACAACCAGCAAAACAACTTTTGTTGTTGACGATAAAACAACTATAGTTTTAAATGAATTCATCGCAACAACACAACGATACGGCAATCACCTGATTCACCGTTGCGATGACCGCTTAGATCCGCAGCTTGAATTTCAGCAGGCTCCGGGGAGTGCGAGGGGTGAAGCGGACGCGTGAACGTCGGTGTGACCAGCTGAAATCAACTCAACACTTCATACCTCAGTCGCTTCAACGAGGCGGCTTAGTTATGACAACCGGCGGCCATCCACCGCCTGAATACGCGCAGAAGTCTCTATATGTTCAGCAGCCCAGCTTACGGGCAGGAGTTTTTATGGTTCATCAACATTACGGAACGCAGACCGTTAATCGCGGTGCGGTCATGCCAGGAATGCTGGTCAAACACAAAGATGGTACCTGGACTGCATCAGCTAATTTACGCGGACGGCTATATCTGCATCGCGGCATCGAGCGCACTTATACCCGTGATTTGCTCGTGGAAGTTTTTCTCGACGGACGCGGTAACGGCCTGAATCACTAATCCCCTTTCCTGTTTTCCTAATCAGCCTGGCATTTCGCGGGCGATATTTTCACAGCCATTTTCAGGAGTTCAGCCATGAACGCTTATTACATTCAGGATCGTCTTGAGGCTCAGAGCTGGGCACGTCACTACCAGCAGATCGCCCGTGAAGAGAAAGAGGCAGAACTGGCAGACGACATGGAAAAAGGTCTTCCACAGCACCTGTTTGAATCACTCTGTATCGATCATTTGCAACGCTGCGGGGCCAGCAAAAAAGCCATTACCCGTGCGTTTGATGACGATGTTGAGTTTCAGGAGCGCATGGCAGAACACATCCGGTACATGGTTGAAACCATTGCTCACCACCAGTTTGATATTGATTCAGAGGTATAAAACGGATGAGTACAGCACTCGCAACGCTGGCAGGGAAGCTGGCTGAACGTGTCGGCATGGATTCTGTCGACCCACAGGAACTGATCACCACTCTTCGCCAGACGGCATTTAAAGGTGATGCCAGCGATGCGCAGTTCATCGCATTGTTGATCGTCGCCAACCAGTACGGCCTTAATCCGTGGACGAAAGAAATTTACGCCTTCCCTGATAAGCAGAACGGCATTGTTCCGGTGGTGGGCGTTGATGGCTGGTCCCGCATCATCAATGAAAACCAGCAGTTTGATGGCATGGACTTTGAGCAGGACAATGAATCCTGTACATGCCGGATTTACCGCAAGGACCGTAATCATCCGATCTGCGTTACCGAATGGATGGATGAATGCCGCCGCGAACCATTCAAAACCCGCGAAGGCAGAGAAATCACGGGGCCGTGGCAGTCGCATCCCAAACGGATGTTACGGCATAAAGCCATGATTCAGTGTGCCCGTCTGGCCTTCGGATTTGCTGGTATCTATGACAAGGATGAAGCCGAGCGCATTGTCGAAAATACTGCATACACTGCAGAACGTCAGCCAGAACGCGACATCACTCCGGTTAACGATGAAACCATGCAGGAGATTAACACTCTGCTGATCGCCCTGGATAAAACATGGGATGACGACTTATTGCCGCTCTGTTCCCAGATATTTCGCCGCGACATTCGCGCATCGTCAGAACTGACACAGGCCGAAGCAATGAAAGCTCTTGGATTCCTGAAACAGAAAGCCACTGAGCAGAAGGTAGCAGCATGATACCGGACATTATCCTGCAGCGTACCGGGATCGACGTGAGAGCTGTCGAACAGGGGGATGATGCATGGCACAAATTACGGCTCGGCGTCATCACCGCTTCAGAAGTTCACAACGTGATAGCAAAGCCCCGCTCAGGAAAGAAGTGGCCTGACATGAAAATGTCCTACTTCCACACCCTGCTGGCTGAGGTTTGCACCGGTGTGGCTCCGGAAGTTAATGCTAAGGCGCTGGCCTGGGGAAAACAGTACGAGAACGACGCCAGAACCCTGTTTGAATTCACTTCCGGCGTGAATATTACTGAATCCCCGATCATCTATCGCGACGAAAGTATGCGCACCGCCTGCTCTCCCGATGGTTTATGCAGTGACGGCAACGGCCTTGAACTGAAATGCCCGTTTACCTCCCGGGATTTCATGAAATTCCGGCTCGGTGGTTTCGAGGCAATAAAATCGGCTTACATGGCCCAGGTGCAGTACAGCATGTGGGTGACGCGAAAAGATGCCTGGTACTTTGCCAACTATGACCCGCGCATGAAGCGTGAAGGCCTGCATTATGTCGTGATTGAGCGGAATGAAAAGTACATGGCGAGTTTTGACGAGATGGTGCCGGAGTTCATCGAAAAAATGGACGAGGCACTGGCTGAAATTGGTTTTGTATTTGGGGAGCAATGGCGATGACGCATCCTCACGATAATATCCGGGTAGGCGCGATCATTTTCGTCTACTCCGTTACAAAGCGAGGCTGGGTATTTCCCGGCCTTTCTGTTATCAGAAATCCACTGAAAGCACAGCGGCTGGCTGAGAAGATAAATAATAAACGGGAGGCGGTATGCACAAAGCATCTCCTGTTGAGTTAAGAACGAGTATTGAGATGGCACATAGCCTTGCTCAAATTGGAGTCAGGTTTGTGCCAATACCAGTAGAAACAGACGAAGAATTTCATACGTTAGCCACATCCCTTTCACAAAAGCTGGAAATGATGGTGGCGAAAGCAGAAGCAGATGAGAGAGACCAGGTATGACAACCACTGAATGCATTTTTCTGGCAGCGGGCTTCATATTCTGTGTGCTTATGCTTGCCGACATGGGGCTTGTTCAATGACACCTCAGCAGGAAAACGCCCTTCGCAGCATTGCCCGTCAGGCTAATTCTGAAATCAAAAAAGCCAGACAGCAGTTTCCGGATAAAAACGTCGATGACATTTGCCGTAGCGTACTGAAGAAGCACCGCGAAACGGTAACGCTGATGGGATTCACACCGACTCATTTAAGCCTGGCGATCGGCATGTTAAACGGCGTCTTTAAGGAGCGATGAACATGAAAAGCAAAATCATCAGGGAGCTACAGGCTCCTTTTTTATTATTCGCATTCACCCTCAAGCGTATTAACCAACAATTCAGGGATTAATGAAAGATGGCAGACATCATTGATTCAGCATCAGAAATCGAAGAATTACAGCGCAATACAGCAATAAAAATGCGTCGTCTGAACCACCAGGCTATATCTGCCACTCATTGTTGTAAGTGTGGCGATCCCATAGATGAACGAAGACGCCTGGCCGTTCAGGGTTGTCGGACTTGTGCAAGTTGCCAGGAGGAGATCGAACTTAAGAACAAACAATGGGGATTGTGATGACCTCAAAGGAGCAAATTTCAACATCGTCCAACTGAGGTGTAAAAATGTTCAGAATCATTTTGCCTAACACCTGGTACGTCGACCACCACGGCACTCCCTGCAAAATCCTGCGTTCTACCCACAACAAAGTTCACTACATCCGAAAAGGCAGAACATGTATCGCCAGCATGTTCCGCTTTAATCATGACTTTGAACCTGTGAATAAAGCTGATGCAGATCGGATAGCAGTAGAGATCGAAACGGCAGAACACATTAAGAAGTTACGTGACATGCGTTCAAAAAGCAGAGGTAACCATGGAATCATACAGCCTCACACTCGATGAGGCCTGTCAGTTTCTTAAGATATCCAGACCAACCGCCACCAACTGGATACGAACAGGCCGCCTACAGGCAACACGCAAAGACCCCACTAAACCAAAATCTCCTTACCTCACAACGCGACAAGCCTGCATTGCGGCGCTTCAGTCTCCGCTGCATACTATCAAGGTGAGCGCGGGTGATGGCATAACAGAGGAAAGAAAATGTCACTCTTCCGCAGAAGTGAAATATGGTACGCCAGTTTCACATTGCCGAACGGTAAAAGATTTAAACAGTCTCTTGGAACAAAGGACAAAAGGCAGGCGACAGAGCTCCATGACAAGCTAAAGGCTGAAGCATGGCGGGTCAGCAAACTTGGTGAAATACCTGATATGACGTTTGAGGAAGCGTGTGTCAGGTGGCTCGAAGAGAAAGCACATAAGAAATCACTGGACGATGACAAAAGCCGGATCGGATTCTGGCTTCAACATTTCGCAGGGATGCAACTAAGAGACATCACTGAATCAAAAATTTATTCAGCGATGCAGAAAATGACGAACCGGCGTCATGAGGAAAACTGGAAACTCAGGGCAGAAGCATGCAGAAAAAAAGGGAAACCTGTTCCAGAATACACGCCAAAACCAGCGTCCGTTGCAACGAAGGCAACGCATCTTTCATTTATAAAGGCCCTGCTAAGAGCCGCAGAGCGTGAATGGAAAATGCTGGATAAAGCACCAATTATTAAAGTGCCTCAACCAAAGAATAAACGGATCCGCTGGCTGGAGCCTCATGAAGCACAAAGGCTGATTGATGAATGTCCGGAGCCATTAAAGTCTGTTGTTGAATTTGCACTGGCAACAGGCTTAAGACGCTCGAACATCATCAACCTTGAATGGCAACAAATAGACATGCAGCGCCGGGTGGCATGGATAAACCCGGAAGAGAGTAAATCAAACCGCGCAATTGGCGTTGCGCTGAATGATACTGCATGTCGCGTATTGAAAAAACAAATCGGGAATCATCACCGTTGGGTATTTGTGTACAAGGAAAGCTGTACCAAACCAGACGGAACGAAAGCGCCAACGGTCAGGAAGATGCGGTATGACGCAAACACAGCCTGGAAAGCGGCGCTGAGACGAGCAGGTATTGATGATTTCAGATTTCACGACTTGAGACACACTTGGGCAAGTTGGCTGGTTCAAGCCGGAGTCCCGTTGTCAGTGTTACAGGAAATGGGAGGCTGGGAGTCTATCGAAATGGTTCGTCGATATGCTCACCTCGCACCTGATCACCTTACCGAACACGCACGGCAAATAGACTCGATTCTGAACCCATTGGTCCCAAATTTGTCCCAGTCAAAAAATAAGGAAGGCACTAATGATGTGTAACTCATTGATTTATATGGTGCCGATAATAGGAGTCGAACCTACGACCTTCGCATTACGAATGCGCTGCTCTACCAACTGAGCTATATCGGCCCTGAAAGGACATGTTCACGAACGTGAATCACGGTGGACAAGGTTAAAACTAACCGGGCGATGCGTCAATGGCCTTGTGAATCAAATGGCTACTTTTGCATCACCCGGTTTTATTTACGCACGAATGGTGTAATCACCAATGCCGATCCACTTGTAAGTGGTCAGTGCTTCCAGCCCCATTGGGCCACGCGCGTGGAGTTTTTGTGTGCTTACCGCCACTTCCGCACCCAGTCCAAACTGGCCGCCGTCGGTAAAACGCGTAGAGGCGTTAACGTAAACAGCGGACGAATCCACTTCGTTAACAAAACGCTGGGCGTTGCGCATATCGCGGGTCAGGATCGCATCGGAGTGTTGCGTGCCGTGTTCACGAATATGGGCGATGGCATCGTCAAGATCGCTGACGATTTTGACGTTCAAATCTAATGACAGAAACTCATCGTCATACTCTTCGGCTTTAACAGCCACCACCTTCGCGGGGCCTGCCTGCAACTGCGCCAGCGCAGCTATATCTGCGTGTAATGTCACGCCGCTTTCCGCCATTTGCTTGCTTAATGCTGGCAGGAAGCTATCGGCGATGTTTTTATTCACCAGCAACGTTTCTACCGTATTACATGTGCTCGGACGCTGAGTTTTCGCGTTGACGATTACTTTCAGGGCTTCAGCGATCTCTGCACTTTCATCAACATAAATATGGCATACGCCTATACCACCTGTGATCACCGGGATCGTCGACTGTTCGCGGCACAGTTTATGCAGGCCAGCGCCACCACGCGGGATCAGCATGTCGATGTATTTATCCATACGCAGCATTTCACTGACCAGCGCACGGTCAGGATTATCAATCGCCTGCACGGCACCCGCCGGTAAGCCGCAGGATTTCAGGGCGTCCTGAATCACCGCCACCGTTGCAGCGTTAGTGCGACACGTTTCTTTGCCGCCGCGCAGGATCACCGCGTTACCTGTTTTCAGGCACAGCGAAGCGACATCTACCGTCACGTTCGGGCGCGCTTCATAAATCACGCCAATCACCCCCAGCGGCACGCGACGGCGCTCCAGACGCAGACCACTGTCCAGTACGCCGCCATCGATTACCTGCCCCACCGGATCGGCGAGATTACACACCTGACGCACATCGTCGGCGATGCCTTTCAGCCGTGCGGGCGTCAGTGCCAGACGGTCAAGCATCGCTTCGCTAAGGCCATTGGCACGCGCGTCAGCAACATCCTGGGCGTTAGCGTTGAGGATGATTTCGCTTTGTGCTTCCAGTTCATCGGCGATTTTTTCCAGCACGCGATTTTTTTCGCGGCTGGAGAGTTGCGCTAATTTATACGAGGCTTGCTTCGCGGCAATGCCCATTTGTTCCAGCAT